ATAGACTAGTAGATTTTGATTGGAAGCCTTATAAGGAAGATAATCCGACTCAAGGTAAACTATGGCAAAATACAAAACCAAATCTGAACGAGACTACATGAGCAGAGTTGCTTCGATTGGTTGCATTTGTTGTGGCCAACCAGCAGAATTGCATCATCCAAGAAAACATACAGGCTTAGGTTTGCGAAGTTCTAACTTTGATGTAATTCCACTTTGCCCATCGCACCATCGTCTTGGTAAAGTATCAATCCATTTAGGTAAGGCCCAATTTGAACACAAGTTTGGTACTGAAAAAGAATTACTTAAAAAAGTTAAAAAGGCTTTAGTTGAAAAACAAAAGATGGAAGATTTTTTTTCGGATCTAGCAAACAACACACCCAACTCAGGACAATTCGATGAGCTATAGATCAGGATATTTTTTAGCTTTCAGGTCTATATGGAATCATCCAGCTTTTAAAAACCATATTGAACGTGGAGTTTGGTTGTACATGGTTTCAAATGCAAGTCATAAAGATAAGGAGCTAAAGTTTATGGAAAATCCTGTATTTGTAAAACGTGGAGAGTTAATTTTTCCAATTAGAAAAAATGCTAAAATATGGAAGATGGCTTATTCATCTATGAGGTCTTTCATCTTAAGGTTGAAACGTAAGAAGATGATTGACGTAAGAGTAGCCACTACAAAACCTGATCATAACCACCCTTATAAATCTGTTTCAATCATTTCAATAGTAAATTACGACAAATTTCAGCAGTACGATTTGACACCTGACCAGTACAAAACCACCTCGAGTGCATTACTAAGTAATAATCTAAGTAATGAAACTAATATTATAGGATCAGCAAAGGATGGGGATAAAGGGTATAAGGTATTAAGTGAATGGGGTCACGAGCAGATTATAGATAGAAATGGCAAAAAATATAGAAAACATAAATGGAAGGATATACCAGAAATAGAAATATAGATTGTCCTACTTGTAAAGGCACAGGCTTTTATAGAGTTGATTATGCTATAGCAAAAGAGGAAGTTCATGCAAGGTGTGATGATTGTGAAGGTAAAGGTAAGTTAAAAGATGAGAAGAAAAAAGAAATCGAAATTTAAACATTGTGTTATTAAAAAGAAAAAATACTATTTTTATGAGATCCGATGGATTGATATAACTAGTGATGGAGGCCATGCTACACCTTTTGAGTTTTTAGGCTTTCTTCCAAGTGTTATGATTACAAGAGCATATCTATTTCAAAAAGATAAAAAATATATAAGAACCTTTGCATCTTACGAGGAAAATGAAGAGTTATTTAGTGATCGTAATGTATTTCCGAAAGGTTGCATTATATCGATGAAAAAGATAGAAGAATAAAAATGATTGTAGAAAATATAGATATTAATCTATTAAAACCTTACTCTAACAATCCTAGAAAACTTACACCTAAAGCAATTGAGAAAGTAGCTCAGTCACTTAAAGAATTTGGATTTAGGCAACCCATCGTAGTTGATGCTAATAATACTATTGTTGTGGGCCACACAAGGTATCAAGCCTCCAGGAAATTAGGCTATACACAAGTTCCTATTACAAAAATAAACAATCTTACAAAAGAGCAAATCAATGCTTATCGTATAGCTGATAATAGAACGAATGAGGAAGCTGAGTGGGACGATGAGTTATTAGCTTTAGAAATTAAAGAACTCGAAATGAAAGACTTTAACCTTGAGCTAACAGGAATGAATAAACCTGAGATAGATGAAATACTATTCCAGGAAAAACAAGGAAACACTGACGATGATGAAGTTCCTGAAACTCCTGAAGAACCTATAACAAAGCCTGGTGATATTTGGCAACTTGGCAAACATAGAATAATTTGTGGAGATAGTACTCTGCCTGAAACTTACCAAAAACTATTAGCAGATAAAAAAGTTGATTTATATTTAACCGATCCTCCCTACAACGTGGCATATGTGGGTAAAACTAAAGATGCTCTTACTATACAGAACGATAAACAAAGCGATGATCAGTTTCAAGAGTTTTTAAAAAATGCTTTTACCCATGCCACTGAATATTTAAAACTTGGCGGATCTTTTTATATATGGCATTCCGATAGTGAAGGATTACTATTTAGACTAGCAGTGAATGATGCAAACTTAAAACTAAGGCAAACTCTTATATGGTCTAAAAATACTATGGTTATGGGCCGACAGGATTATCAATGGCAACATGAACCTTGCTTATATGGATGGAAAGAGGGTGCGTCTCATACTTGGTACTCTGATCGAAAACAAACAACTATTTTAAACTTTGAAAGGCCAACCTCGTCTAAACTACATCCTACTATGAAGCCTGTTAAATTAATAAGTTATCTTATAAATAACTCTACAAAACAAGAGGACTTAGTTTTAGACTCGTTTTTAGGATCAGGCTCTACTTTGATTGCCTGTGAAAAACTACAACGTATATGCTATGGAATAGAACTAGACCCTAAATATTGTGATGTTATAATAAAAAGATGGGAACAATGGGCAAACGCAAAAGCGACAAAAATATGAACAGAACACAATCTAGCCATAAAGCAGTTGGGAGACCTAGAATAAATATTGATTTAGATATTGTAGGAAACTTGGCCTCTATTGGTTGTACTCAAGAAGAGATCGCTAGTGTTGTTGGAGTATCTGCAAGAACTTTACAACGTAATTATGCCGAAATTATAGACCGCTTTAAAAATAAAGGTAAAGCTAGTTTAAGAAAAAAAATGTGGGATAAGGCTATCAAAAAAGACAATACTCATATGCAAATATGGTTATCGAAGAACGAGCTTGGTATGAAGGAACGATCTGTAAATGAAACTATAACCGAGCCTCTTCCATTGATTATAGAGGCAGATGCAGAGATTGTAGATGGCTAAAAAAAATACCTTTGGAGTTAATACCTACCACAAACGCACTAGAAAAAAGCGACCTGGCAGACATACAAAAAAACCTAATAAAAATACAAAAGAATTTAAAAGAAAAAGATATAGAGGTCAGGGAAGATGAAACGATCTAATTTTTACCCTAATGGTGAGATGATAGATTTTAGATTACCTCAGGACTTTAGAAAGTCAGTTGGAGCTGAGGCTTGTGGAAACTGCGGTCAGTATAGTAACAAAAGATCGTTTTGTAATATTTATAAGAGCTTTGGTGTAAAGGATATTTATGTCTGCAATCAGTGGCGACGTAGATTTTTTAATAGATAATGGAATTGATTATTCTAAACGATGGTTTGTATCAGTTAGTCCCTGTAACAAAAGAAATATTAGAAGGCATTGAAATTTTAAGCGAGGCTACTTGTTTTGATGTTTGTGATATTTTAAGACTCAAACTAACAGGATATGTAGATAGTATAAACCTCCATGTAATGAATGATGGTAGCGGTTATCTTTTTGGGTGCATTTGTAGATAATTAGTGATATTTACTTTACATGGCAAAATTCAAAGGCAGAGCAGTAAAGTTAAACAAACCTTTCAGAACACCTGGAAGGTCTAAGAAGTTTGGTGTTTATGTACGAAACAAAAGAACAGGCAAAGTAAATATTGTTAGATTTGGCGATCCCAACCTTTCTATAAAAAGAAACAACCCTACAAGGCAACGTATGTTTTTTGCGAGGTTTAGACCTATACTTGCAAAAGTGCGTGGTCAAAAGTCTTTGAGTCCAGCTTTTTGGAGCATAAGGGCCTGGAGGAAAGGGACTAATATATGAGCCTTTGGTTAAGAAAACTTATAGTTAAAGTTAGAATGAAATATGCTGATATACGAGGTCATCATGGAAAGCGATGGAACTATGAGCCTGGCGATCACTATATGGGAAGAAAAAAGAGATGAAAAAAATATCTGTTTCAGAGAACACTGGTATATCCATGCCTCTAAAAAATCTTATATCAATAGTGACTGCGGTTGCTATTGGAGTGTGGGCATACTTTGGAATTGTTGAAAGGCTAAATATACTTGAGTCAGATAGTAAACTTATGCATAAAGATTTAGAAAAGGCAGTTGAGTTTTCTATTAAGTGGCCTCGAGGAGAGCTTGGTTCTTTACCAGCGGATGCGGAACAATTTTTACTCATTGAGGATGCTTTAAAAGATATAGAGGATATTCAAGAGGAACTTAAGGAGTCAAGACATAATGCCACAAACATTACTAGATTACAAAAAGATGTAGATAGATTATTATCTGATCTAGAAAAATTAAAAGATAAGGTTAGAGCTAATGGAAAAAATCACTGAAGTCGTTGTAGCTTTGCTTATGATATTAAATGGAAATATTGTTGAGCATACCTATAAAGAAAAAATGACAGACTGCCTTAAGTCTAAAAGACTTGCTGAGAGAGAGGTTCGACCTGAGAGAGTTCAGTTCTCATGCAAAAAACTTACTGCTGAAACTGAAATTTATATGGGTCAAAAAAAAATATTAAAGATAGTTAAATAATTTATGAGTATTACAATGATAGATTGGTTTTTAGTTTTTATAGAAAAAATATCCAGGACTATATTCCACTGGTCGTGGCGAGTACAAACTCATAGAAAGTATTATGCAAAAAGAAAAAAGAAATGAAATTTTTATTAACTCTAGTTATGTGTTCAGTTGTAAATGGTCAAACAACGTGCCTTCCTCCTTTTCAATCAGAACTAGAATATAAGGATGCATATGATTGTATGTTGGATGGTTATCAAAAATCTTATAATAAAATAGTGGAACTTGGCCGAGAGGATGTTAATAAATTTAATATTTATATAAGATTTGGTTGTAATGAAAGTCAATCTAACAAAACCGCAATATCAAGTATCGTCTTCTAATAAAAGGTTTAGAGTATTAATTTCTGGCAGAAGGTTTGGTAAAACTTATCTCACTATTATAGAAATGATGAAACAGGCTTCTATACCTAATCAAGTAATATGGTATGTAGCTCCCACCTTTAAAATGGCAAAAGAGATCTGTTGGAGTGATTTAAAGCAAATGCTTTCTAAATATAATTGGATTGAGGATATAAACGAGACTACTCTTACTATTAGAATTAGAAAAACAAATAGTGTTATTGCACTAAAGGGTGCAGAAAATTTTGATGCATTACGTGGCAGTGGGATAAACTTTTTAGTGCTAGATGAATTTGCTGACATAGATAAACGTACCTGGTTTGAGGTATTAAGAG